TGACTGAAAAAGAACTAGTTAAGCAAGCGGCAGAGGCAGACTTACTCACGTTTATCAGACTAGTAGCCCCACACCGTATGTTGGGTGCTGTCCATGAAGATTTATGTTCTTGGTGGTGTCGTGATGATGCGTTAGATAACCAACTTGTATTGTTACCACGTGACCACCAAAAGAGTGCAATGATTGCTTATAGGGTTGCTTGGTGGATTACTAAGCACCCTGAAACAACCGTATTATATGTGTCTGCAACTGCTAACTTAGCTGAAAAGCAGCTAAAAGCAGTTAAAGACATTTTATTATCCGATATTTATCGTTTCTATTGGCCTGAGATGGTTAATGAAAACGAAGGTAAACGAGAGCGTTGGGCTGTAGATGAAATAAGTGTAGACCATCCTAAACGTAAAGCTGAAGGTGTGCGAGATGCCACCATTAAAGCAGCAGGTATCACTGCTAACGTAACTGGTTTACATTGTAACGTAGCTGTGCTGGATGACGTAGTTGTTCCAGATAATGCCTACACACAAATTGGTAGAGATGCTGTACGAGCATTCTATTCTCAACTTTCATCTATTGAATCTACAGGTGCTAAAGAATGGGCTGTAGGTACTCGCTACCATCCGGGTGATTTATACAAAGACATGATGGAAATGTCTGAATCCTACTACGATGAAGAAGCTGATGTAGACGTTGAACGTAACGTGTACGAAGTGTTTGAACGTGTAGTGGAGACTAACGGTGAGTATTTGTGGCCTAAACAGCGTAGAACAGACGGTAAGACGTTTGGATTTGATGCTAAAGAGTTAGCCCGTAAAAAAGCTAAATATTTGGACATTACGCAGTTTTACGCACAATATTATAACAACCCTAACGCTGTAGAAACACAACTCATTGACAAGAGTAGATTTAGTTATTACGAACGTAACAAAATTGAAAACTTTAGTGGTAGTTGGTATTACGGTGACAAGTTGTTATATGTGTATGCTGCTATGGACTTTGCCTACACAGTGAATAACCATTCTGACTATACGGTCATTATGGTTGTAGGTGTAGATGAAGATAACAATTATTACGTACTAGACATTGATCGGTTTAAAACCAACAAGATTAGTGTCATGTACGAAAAAGCAGAAACAGTGTACAGGAAGTGGCGGTTTAAAAAGTTACGGTGTGAAGTGGTTGCTGCTCAACGACTCATTGTTCAGCAGTTTAAAGACTTTATGCGTAGCCAAAACATTGTGTTTACCATTGATGAATACAATCCACCACGCACTATGAGTAAAGCAGAACGCATTGCTTCTACACTGGAACCTCGTTATAGCAACAACCAGATTTGGCATTACAAAGGTGGTAATTGCCAGATTCTGGAAGAAGAACTTATGATGAATAATCCAGAACATGATGACGTAAAAGATGCACTAGCAGCTTGTATTGAGATTTGTAAAGCACCTATTATGTCACGTACATGGGGTAAACGCACTGGAAACGTGATTCAATTTAACAACAAATTTGGCGGGGTTCAATACTAATATGAATGAAAATATCCAAGTAAGTTACGATGACGACAGTTTAGCAACTAAAATTGCTGACATGTGGACTCGTTGGGACAGTGCACGATCTAGCTGGAAATCTGACCAACAAGAGTTGCGTCAGTATTTGTTTGCTACAGATAGTCGTAAAACTAGTAACAGTAAGTTGCCGTGGAAGAACTCCACTGTAACTCCTAAACTAACTCAGATTCGGGATAATTTGCATGCCAACTATATGGCTGCTTTGTTTCCATCTGAAAACTGGTTTTTCTGGGAGAGTACAGACAAAGGCACTGATTTAGCTAAAAAGCGTTATGCCATTGTTAACTACCTAAAACAGAAGCTAAAAGCGTCTAACTTTCAACTTCTTGTTTCTCAACTTGTGTATGACTACATTGATTTTGGTAACGTAGTTGTGACATACGACTATGTACGAGACACTGTATTTGACTCAAAGGGTAATGTGGTTAACCGCTACATTGGCCCTAAAGCCTATCGTATCAACCCTAACGACATTGTGTTCAACCCAGTGTCTGAAGAGTTTAGTAAAACACCACTTGTTCGCCGTATCCTAAAGAGTACAGGTGACCTACTCACTGATGTGGAAACTAAGCCCGGACTCAATTACAACAAAGCTGTGGTTGAGAAGGCTATGTCTTTCCGTCAAAACTACCGGGATGACCCTGAGTTTAAAAAAGAGGTTAACCTAGCCATTGATGGTTTTGGTAGCGTAGATGAGTACATTGACAGTGACATGATTGAACTCCTTGAGTTTTGGGGTGACATTTATGACCCAGAACAAAAGAAACTATTACGTAACCAAGTTGTAACCGTCATTGACCGTAAGTGGATTGTGCGTAAGCAAGACAACCCTATGTGGACAGGCCATAAGCCGATGTACCATTGTGGCTGGCGTTTACGTTCAGACAACCTATGGGCACAAGGGCCGTTAGACCAGCTAGTGGGTATGCAATATCGTATTGACCACTTGGAAAACTTAAAGGCTGACGTGTTTGACGTTATTGCCTACCCTGTAATGAAGATTAAGGGTACTACAGTTGAAGAGTTTGAATATGAACCCGGAGCACAGGTGTTTGTGGGTGACGAGGGTGATGTAGAGTTTATGCGCCCTGATGCTACAGCGTTGCAAGCTGATATGCAGATTAACGAGCTTATGAACCGCATGGAAGAGCTTGCAGGTGCTCCAAAACAAGCTATGGGTATCCGTACCCCCGGTGAGAAGACAAAGTACGAAGTACAGAGTTTAGAGAATGCTGCTGGACGTATCTTCCAAAGTAAGGTGAGTTGGTTTGAGCGTAACATCCTAGAACCGTTGTTAAACGGCATGTTAGCTGAATCATTACGTAACTTTGAAGGGGTTGAGCGTATCCGTACAGTTGACCCTGATTACAACACAGAAGCGTACATTGACGTAACTAAAGCAGATTTAACTGCTGAAGGTAAGATTTACCCCATTGGTGCACGTCACTTTGCTGACCAAGCACGGTTTGTTCAAGAGTTGGCACAAACTATGGCTGCTGTACAGGCTATGCCTACAGTTGCTGCACACATTAGTGGTAAGGCAATTGCTAAAGCATTGGAAGAGAATTTAGGTTGGCAAAACTACCGCATTGTTGAAGACAACGCCATGATTTTTGAACAAGCTGAAACACAACGACTAATGAACCAAGCGTCTGAAGACATTCAGACTGAAGCTGCAATTGACCCTACAGCCCCTCCACAAGAGGGGGTTGACAATGAACAACAAATGATGTAATATATTATATATATAGTAGTATTAATAAATATATTTATATATAGATATATTATTAATATTATTATATATATTTATATTATAAAGGTATATATGAATAAATTACTATTAAATAATAGAGATAAATCAATAACTGAAGAAGAGTTTATTAAACTATGGAATAATAGTGGTGTCACGCTTACAGCGTTACATAAAACTCTTCAGCTTTTAAACAAAGAAATTAGTAGCGTTAAACAAGACGACTTTGATTGTCCTAACCATTATGCTAAGCTTGCTTACAATTTAGGCAAACTTAAGATGATTGAGACAATTACTAATATGCTTCCAGACTCAGCAAAAATGTGACGTTTTTTAAAATACGTCCTCTAAGACAACACTTTTTAGGAGAACTGCATGACCGATGCAACAATATTTAGCGGTGGTGGCGACAATCCCCCTGCAAACCATGCACCAGCGACAACTGATGCGAATCTTTTCACTGCACTTGTGGGTGAAAATCAAAAATACAAAACACCAGAAGACTTGGCTAAAGCCTATTCTAATGCTGACCAGTTTATTGAACAACTCAAAGAGGAAAATCGTAAACTACGTGAGCAGACAGCAGCAGCTAAGACTATTGACGATGTTTTGGAACGTATGTCAAAACAAGGTAGTGCACCAGCGGACGACAATCCTCCTGTTCAGGGGTTTAAACCTGAAGATGTGCAACAGCTTGTAGAGAAGACGTTAGAGGGCCGTGAAACAGCTAATAAACGAAATAATAACCTACTCAAAGCTGACTCTCTTATGAAAGAGAAGTTTGGCAGTAAGGCAGAAGAGATGTTCAAGCAACGTGCTTCTACCCCTGAGAAAGCTAAGATTTTGATGGAACTAGCTGCTACTGACCCTGCCGAGTTTGTTTCATTATTTGCAGGTACTCCCGCTAGTGCTGGCAATACAATGGATACAGGCTCAGTAAATACAACTTCTGTACCTTCTTCTGGAGGAAATCGGGCTACTATTGAAGGAACTAAGGAGTGGGCTGCTAAAGTTCGCAAAGAGAATCCTACACAATATTGGTCACAAGACTTTCAGTATAAGTTACAACAAACTGTTTCTAAAAACCCCTCCCTATATTTTGGGACTTAAGGAGATTTAAATGGCTGGTATTGATTACGCAAAGGTTAATGAACATCTAGTTCGCACGGAACTCTGGTCTTCAGAACTAAAAGATATTTTACAAGAACAACTAATGGGCACGAAGTATGTTCGTATGCTCAACGGTTTCCCTGATGGTAACCAGTTTACCATTCCTTCCATTGGCGAACTCCCAATGCGTGAAGTTGCTGAGAACACTCCAGTAACTTATGACGCAATGGACACTGGTGAATTCACTTTCTCCATTGATCGTTACGTGGAAGCTGCTACCTTCATCACAGATAAGGCTAAGCAAGACTCTTTCTACGCACAGCAACTCATTGGTATGTTCCCATCCAAGATGCGCCGTGCTTTGGACGAGAACTTAGAAAGCTCTGTATTCTCATTGGCTAACACTCAAACTGTCAACGATGCTAATACAATTAATGGTGCTGCACACCGTTTCGTGGCTTCTGGTAGTAGCAATACTGTACTATCTCTTGATGACTTTTCTAAGGCCAAATATGCCTTAGACAAAGCACAAGCTGGCGGTACTCGTGTTGCCATCATTGATGCATCACAAGAGTATGTGTTCAACAACTTAGTTGGCGCACAAGCTTTCACTAACAACCCCCAATTCGGTGGTATTGTTAACGGTGGTTTCGTGAACGAAGTTACTGGTATGCGTTTCATTCGTAGCATCTTTGGCTTCGATGTGTACGTGTCCAACTTCCTAGCAACCCCTACTG